AATAAAAGATACCGAAAAGAATATGGCCAAATGGTTATATGTGCAGATGGTATGAATACATGGCGTAGGGAATATTTTCCTGAATATAAGGCCATGAGAAGAAAGGGTAGGGAAGGCCAAACCGATGTGGATTGGCAAGAAATATTCCGTATATTGCATTTAATTAAAGACGAGATACGAGAAAATTTACCCTATAAAGTATTACACATGGAAGGTTGTGAGGCAGATGATATTATCGGTGCTCTTACAAACCGTACCCAAGAATTCGGACAACACGAACCTGTAATGATTGTTTCATCAGATAAAGATTTCATACAATTACAAAAATATTCTAATGTAAAACAATGGTCACCTATTCAAAAGAAAGCCGTTGTCGACAAGAATCCAAGAACCTATCTATTTAATCACATCATGCGAGGAGATGCAGGTGATGGAGTACCTAACGTATTATCAAAAGATGACACGTTTATTTCAGAATCAAAACAAACTCCTCTAAGACAAACTAGGATAGATGATTGGTTAGAAAGGTCGGATGACCTCAGGTCTGCAATGACAGAAGAGGTATACCGTAACTATCAAAGAAACAAAAAATTAATTGACTTGACGGAAATTCCTGAAGACATTCAGCAAGATGTTATAAATAATTATGACAATCAAAAACCGGCAATGAAAATGAAAGTTTTGAATTATTTAATTAAAAAGAGATGTAACAACCTGATTGAAGTCGTGGAGGAATTTTACAATGGCTAGAGAATTACTAATATCTGAAGTGTTAAAAAACACTTCCAAACTAAAAACCAAAAAAGAAAGAATGGCGTATCTTAAACAACATGATACACCAGCATTAAGAGATATCATTAGAATCAATTATGATGGTGATATCGTATCACTCGTGCCCGAAGGCACCCCGCCTTATAAAAAAGATGATGCACCTGATGGGTATAATTTTGCAACCTTACATAAAAGGCATAAAGAATTTGTATATTTTTTTAAAGGGCCATATACAAATATGAACCAAGGCAAAAGAGAATCCATGTTCATTAATTTATTAGAAGGAATTCATGGTGACGACGCAGAAATGCTAGTAAAGGCCAAAGACAAGAGTTTGAACTATAAGGGAATAACCAAACTTCTATGTAGAGAAGTCTGGCCGAACCTTATTGTAAAATAATGAGTAATATAAATCAACCGGAGGAATGCCTATAAAAATACCTTTATATAATGATAGAATTCAATTAACCATGGAGAGAAAAATATGCATGTACAAATTGAGCGCCTTAGAAAAGATTATAGAGAGGCAATATACTATCAGCGTAAACTGAAAAAGAAAGGTAAGAATACCCTTGCCTATAAAATGGGAAAGAAAATAGAATACCTTTCTCACTACATTGAACAAATGGATTCAGTAAAAGGAGGTTAACATACAGGGTTTGCGGCCCTGTCACCAGGGCCAATAACCATATGATTATGAAAGAACAAAAATTTGCAAAAGAAGAACTCGAAAATTCCAAAAGAATTTATAAATCAGTCACTCCGAAATATACTCTCGACTGGTATGTAAAATGGATTGCATCAATATTTGTATTGGGTGCGATGTCATTAAGAGGTGTTGATGGATTACAAATGTGGGATTTAGGACTGTCAGTTATTGGTATTTCATTATGGTTATGGGTATCAATACTATGGAAAGATAGGGCATTAGTGCTCTTAAACGGCGTCGGCCTAATGTTTTTACTAAGGAATTTCTTTGTATCATTTATGGGTTGACAAATACATTATAATTTGATATAATATACATTATGAATATTTTTATTTTACACAAAGATCCAATCAAAGCTGCACAAGACCAGTGTGACAAACACGTGGTTAAAATGATTGTAGAATCTGCTCAAATGCTATCCACTGTGCACAGAATGCTAGATGGGTCTATTGAACAAAGACCATCCAAGTCTGGCAAAAGAATCCTAAAATACTACAAGTTGCCTGATAGAAGGGAAAACTTATTGTATAAGGCTGTACATCACAATCATCCATGTACTGTATGGACCAGAGAATCATCTTCCAATTACAGATGGCATTACGAACACTTTATTGCCCTCTGCAGAGAATATACATACAGATATGGTAAAACACATTCAACAGAAACTAAACTAGGCCTAGAATTGGGACTATTACCTAAAAATATACCTATGGGAGATTATACTCCATTTAAACTTGCCATGGGTTCTAACCCAGAATGTATGTTTGAAGACCCAGTGAAGTCCTATCGTGCATTCTACAAAACAAAACAAGAACGATTTAAAATGGACTGGACTAAAAGACAAGTCCCACAATGGTTTAATTATGCCTAGATACGATTTTAAAAATACAAAGACTGGAGAAGTCAAAGAATATTCAATGGCAATAAAAGACCTTGACCAATTTAAAAAAGATAACCCAGATTTAGTGCAACAGATATCATCATTAAATTTTTCTACTAACGAAAATATGTTTAAAAAGGCTGGAGACGGATGGAAAGAAGTCCAAGACAGAATAAAGGGTGGAATGCCACCAAGAGACAGACACAGGATAAAAACAAAATGAGCCAAAAACCTTCTAAGTTGAGGATGGAACATCTAAGAACACTAGAGCCTATGACTAAAAATCAAGAGATTGCATTTCAGTCTTGGCAAGAAGGATTTAATCTAGTATTATCTGGTTCAGCTGGTACAGGTAAAACCTTTATATCAACGTATCTCGCATTAAAAGATGTTCTTTATAAAGACACCCCGCAAGAGAAACTGATTATAGTTAGGTCCGCGGTGCCTACTAGAGATATAGGTTTCTTGCCAGGCACAATAGAGGAAAAAGAAGACGCATATAAAATACCTTATAAAACTATAGTCAATGATTTATTTGAAGACAGAGATGCGTGGAAAAAACTTGAAGTGTCAAAAAATATAGAGTTTGTCACAACATCTTTTGTTAGGGGTTTGACCTTCAATAACTGTATTATGTTAATTGATGAATGCCAGAATTTAACTTATCACGAATTGTGCTCTATGATTACAAGATTAGGACACAATACAAGAATTATATTATCCGGCGACTATTATCAATCTGATTTTAGAAATGCTGGAGATAGAGAGGGTATGGAAAAATTCATACACATATTAGAAAACATGAAACTCTTTGATAGAGTAGAGTTTACATGGGAAGATATTGTCAGAAGTGGTCTTGTAAGGGACTTTATAATGACAAAGGAAATGGTAGAAAATGGGAAATTTTAAACATGAAGCAATTGATTTGGGATATAATGATTTGGATACAAAGACTGGGCCTGGTGGTCGAGTCTACACCGATCCTTCTGGTAATACTTATCCTTCTATTACAACAGTTCTGTCTATATTAAGTCGAGAGGCAATACAGGCATGGAGAGCACGAGTAGGAGTGGAAGAGGCAAACAAGATATCACGAATTGCATCTTCAAGAGGGACAGAAGTGCACAATTTATTGGAAAGATATGTTGATAATGACCCTGATTTTTCCAAAGGTGTTATGCCCAATATATTACAATCATTCTATGATGTAAAAGATGTATTGGATAATAATTTACAAAAAGTTTATGCACAAGAGGCTCCATTATATTCCAAACATTTAGGTTTGGCTGGTAGAGTGGATTGTGTTGGGGTATGGGATGGCAAGAATTCAATTATTGATTACAAGACATCTCGTAAACTAAAAAAGAAGGAATGGATATCTGGATACTTTATGCAATGTGCTGCCTATGCAGTTATGTGGGAAGAAAGAACCGGAATGCCCATTACACAATTGGTTGTTATGATTGCTGTTGATAACGAATCTCCTCAGGTCTTTGTAGAACATAGAGACAACTGGATAGAACAGTTACTTCCAGTAATTGAACAATATAAACTCGAAAAGAAACGAGAACATGTATTTGGAGAAAGGAGATAATATGTTAACAGTTGGAGATAAATTCCCTGCGTGTACGTTGCAGGGTGTCGACGAAAATAATGAATTTGTCGAAGTGAAGATCGAGAATGGATATAGTCCACACAAAAAAGATTGGAGTGTGGTTTATTTCTATCCGAAAGATTTTACCTTTATTTGTCCTACAGAAATTGCAGGAATGGATATGTTGGTAGAAGAGGCGAATGTTGTCGGTATCAGTGGTGATAACGAATTCTGCAAACTAGCTTGGAAACAAGATAATGAATTAATAGGAGATATTAATCATATTCTTGCAGCAGATTGTGGTCTAGGACTATCACATAAACTTGGTATTGTAAACGAAGACGAAGGTGTTTGTTATAGGGCAACATTTATTTATGATAAAACCATGGTAATTCAACACGTATCAATCAATGCATTAGATACAGGAAGAAATGCCAAGGAAGTATTAAGAACTCTACTTGCACTTAAGGCCGGTGGCCTTACAGGTTGTGAGTGGAATCCAGGAGAGGAATTTGTAGTATGAGAAAAGAAATGTTAACTGCGCTAAAGAACCACTATCACGGAGAGATAGGAAAACACAAAATGAATGTAAAAGTTTTCTTACACAACCCTGTGGGTGTGGGTGAGCATACAGATATTATGGAATCAATATCTTCAGAAATTGGTAAGATTGCTGAGTATGAGGATAAATTGATGGTAATCGAGACGTATTTTGAAGACAATAACCCTAAAATATAAAAAAGTTACACAATTGTAACAAAAAAGTGTTGACAAATCCCTTAGATTGTGTTATAATATACACATATGATAAGGAGAAAAATGAAAAAAATACTAATAAAAGGGTTCCCAATTATAAAAGGTAAAGTTAGGGATGGTGCTATTATTGAAATACCCGTTCCGGCCGAACTTAATGATTTGGCATTATCACATGATGGCGATGATTGGGATTTAATGTGTAAAAGATTACCTGCTCATGGGTTTATGAACCCAATAGGTAAAATGGAAATTACTCATCTAATTGTAGATGGTAAAGAGAGGGTATTCCATTGATGAAAGATAACGTAATTTTAGTGGATTGTGACGGCGTCCTATGTAATTGGGAATATGCATTTACACAATTCATGCATCACAAAGGGTTCCCAACCCTAGACACAGCAGAATATAATGTAGGTACTAGGTTCGGATTTACAAGAGAACAGGGTCATACATTCGTAGAAGAATTTAATGCCTCCGCGGCTATTGCATTCTTACCACCACTTAGAGATTCAGTTTACTACATGAAAAGGTTACACATGTTACATGGTTTCCAATTTCACTGTATTACATCATTAAGTAAAAGTAAGTATGCTCAGAAATTAAGAACACAAAACCTAGAATTACTATTCGGTAAAGACCTATGGGAAGATTTTACATACTTACCATGTGGCGCCGATAAAGATAATGTTCTTAAAGAATTCAAAGATACAGGTTGTTTCTGGATTGAGGATAAACCAAAGAATGCAGAAGTGGGTAAAGAATTAGGATTAAATTCTATATTAGTGGCCCACGAACATAATGCTAGTTACAAAGGCGAAGTTCCAAGATTCTGGAAATGGAAATACATTTACAAACACATTATAGGTGAAGCATGACCCCATGGGAAATAATACAAGAACTTGAAACAGATAACAGTAGACTCTTTAAAGAAGGTGTCGTACAAGATAATATCAGTAATCAAGAATTCGTAGAGGGATTAAAATATGCACTTAATCCCTTAATTACTTTTGGGGTAAGACAAATACCTCTATCATCAGAAGATGGCCATGGCTTATCTTTTGAACAGTTTGAGGCCATTGCCAAAAAATTAATAGACAGAGAAATTACTGGTAATGCCGCTAAAGAAATTATCGAGTTTATGATCAGTCTGGCTACAGTAGAACAATGGAATTATTGGTACAGTAGAATCCTACTTAAGGATTTAAAATGTGGTGTATCAGAAAAGACTATTAATAAAATACAGAAAGACACTATACCGATGTTTGGATGTATGTTGGCCAGAGACGGCGCAAAAGACGAAAAGAGATTGGTCGGTGAGGTTTTAATTGAAAATAAATATGATGGTGTAAGGTGTATTGCAATTGTCCAAAACAATTCAGCTACACTTTATAGTAGAAACGGTAAGGTGTTTCCTAACTTTCCACATATTGAAAAGGCTTTAAGTAAACCAGTATTTAATAATACAGTTTTTGATGGCGAGATTATGAGTGATAATTTTCAAGCTCTAATGAAACAAGTATATAGAAAGACAGACGTTGATACATCAGATGCATATCTTGCTCTCTTTGATGTACTGGATCTTTCAGATTATAATAGAGGTTATGGTACTCTAAATACAATGGAGAGAAAAGAAATACTAGAAAATATGGCTTTCGAAGATTGTATACGAGAGGTTGAATGGACAAAAGTTAACCTAGATACAGAAGGCGGCCAAAGAATATTCAAGGCAATGAATAAAACGGCCATAGAAAAAGGTTACGAAGGATTAATGGTAAAACCTATTGAGGCAGTTTACGAATGTAAAAGGTCTCCAGCATGGCTAAAGATAAAGCCTATTATTGAGGTTTCACTAAATATTATTGGTATCGAAGAAGGCCAGGGCAAGTTTGAAGGAACAACAGGTGCTCTGGTTTGCGAAGGTGTCGATGACGGTATTCACATTTCTGTTAATGTGGGATCAGGACTTACGGATGAACAACGTGATATGTTTTGGGATAATCGAGACGTTATCATAGGTGATGTTGTTGAAATAAGAGCTGATGCAATAACACAGGCAGAAAATGGAGAATACAGTTTGAGGTTCCCTAGATTTAAAACATTTAGGGGTTTTGAAAATGGCGAGAAAATATAAGGAGAATATATGAAAGCCGTATTAATGGGATTTGTCATCCTACTAGCATCAGGTTGTTCTAACTTAACAGGCGACCCAAGTAATCTAAGTCCTCGTGTGGATCCTGAAGATTTTAAATGCTACAAGGATTATATTGCCTACTGTCAGGGAAGAAATAGAGCTACTATGGAATGTACCTGTATCAGTAGAAAGTATGAAAGACAAATCTTGCAATCAATTGGAATAAATTAAGGAGTATATTATGAGTTTTTCAGGAACTAAAATTAAGTATAAAGGAATCGACAAGGATTCTACAATCGTTTGGAAACCCAAACACTACGAAGTCGACAGATTCGACTTTGACAAGGTTAAGGCCAGAGTCGAGAAATGTAAGGAAGAGGGCGATAAGAAAGCCCTAGAAGTAATAACAAAAAATATCAAAAGGGTATGTAAAGATAACCCAGATATTTTTGATGACTTTTTGTCATTAGTAGAGTAAGGAGAACTATGCCAATAAAATTAGGTAAATCGCATAAAACAATTGACAGGGCCACAAAAAAGGTTACTGTGTATCATCCCTATATAAAGGTTATGTCTAAGAAAGAACTTATTGAAAAGTTTAATAATAGTAATACCAGACCAAGGGATAAACAGAAGATCAAGAATGAATTGGTCCGCAGAGGTGGGGTGAACTTTGGCTCGTAGTGGCGGCGCGTTTTCAGCGACCCATAAAGCAGTAAGAAAGGCATCATCTATTGGTGCCGGTGGCAGAGGTAGAAGTGTAAAAATTGCAATGTCCACTATGAATAAATCAAGAAAAAGAAGTTTTAAAAAATACCGCGGTCAAGGCAAATGAAGACCTTCTGGTTATCTTTACCAATCTTTTCATATGTTATTGCAAGTATTACAGTTGCTATCTATGGCGACTTGGATGGTGATAATACCATCTTAATGGAATATATAACTGTTACCATTATTGCAATTCTATACCACTTTCGTGGGGCTGTAGCTCAGTAGGGAGAGCAACTGGTTTGCATCCAGTAGGTCGTAGGTTCGATTCCTATCAGCTCCACCATCCAACTTGTATAAATAGAAATACCAATTCACTACGGAGAATGCACGTGACTGATAATACTTTTGAACACGACCAAAAAATGAAACAAAAATCACTGACCGAACTTAATTGGGACGGGAATGAAGACAGAGGCCGATATGGAGAAGATGAAAAGAATCAAGACGAGATATCATCGGGTCTTATGGAATCCGGAGACAAACTTCGGCGCGAAAGTAGTTCCTAATAAAAAGAAGAAAATTCCTAGAAGAACAAAGAATAGGAATATAAATAGTATAGAGGATTAAATATGGCAGATTTATTAGATTTTGATTTTGGGTTTACAGCTGTAGACGAAACCGAACTAGAAGCAGTACAAAAAGTTACTGCTGATGCATCCATTGTATCGGCTTCTCAATTAGAAACTGAAGAGAAACTAAATAAATTGTATAATGCAATATTACCTCTTTTAACTAATCTTAAAAAGAATCCAGAAAAAGAATATATTTTATGGCCTAATCGAGTAGAAAAGATTGAGCAGTTTGAAGATTTAATTACAGGAATTATAAAATGACAATACTTAGCAGTGGTGCTCTAGCAATACAAGATGCAGGAACCAATCCAAGCTCTAATGTATTATTGGACACTGGTTATAATTCTTTGTCTCTTGCTGCCGATACTTCTTTTCACATGGATAGGGCTCATAGATATTTTGACGGTGAAATAAACCAGTACGAGTATGGTTCTGATAGGGTAGTAAGTGGAACTGCTTATGTTTATAAAAGAGGAAGCACATCAGCATATAAAGATACAGGCATGTCAACTCCATTTGGCTCTAATGCATCAGGTTTTAATTCTGCAATAGGCGAAAACTTACATACTTATATGAACAGTTCCTTTAATAACTTTCAGTCATGGTATGGAACAGATTTAGGTATGGATGCAAGTAATTCTTCATCACTAGGTAGTTTAGGTTCTGGTACATTTTCTTCATCAAATGGAGGTAGTAGGCAAATAAATGATGTAGGCATTGTTCAAAACACTAATAATGATAGTGGTGCAGGTGCTGCTCAAGATAAAGGAAATTTATTTTGGATTTCTCTGGATGGAGTAGTTTCAAATACTGATGCAGATGCATTTCATCAAATAGTAATTTATAATAACTCTGGGCAAGGTATTACCCTTACTCGATCTGCAGCTGATTATTCACTAACTGCTAGTTCAGGTGGGTCAAGTGTTTGGACTTGGGATAGTATTACAGATGCTGTAATAACATATGGTAACCATCATCAAGGAACTGGAACTAGATTATATATTACGGCAGCAAGTAACATTACATTTAATAATGGAATTGCAGAAGAAATAGGTGGTGCAGATAGTAGTAACGTTCACCTTTCTCATTACTATAAAGGTAGTAATGGTGCATTTGATCATGCTATAGACGGCATACCCACATCGGGCACTTTAAAGGTATCGGACTTTTATGGTAAAAGTATGACCGCAAGTATGATTCATTCAACCACATGGACAGCAGGATATTCAAGTAACTATGTGTCATTTTCTGGATATACAGATGCATTTGTTATTACAGGAGATGGAATGACAACTCCTAATATACCATCATTTGATGGAAGTAGTAATGTAAAAATTTCCACATTATATAATGTTAATGGTGGGAGTTTATATTTTGTGCTTAAACCTATATCAGGATCGCACACATTTTCAACTACATCTCAGGGATGGACCAATTTAAAAGTATGGCGAGGCCAATCAAATAATTCTGGAACTCCAACTTGGGATATTAATAGAGCAGATATGACGTATACTGTATCATCCA